AAAATTATTATATGTTGTCAAAAGAAGATATTGAAAGATCTTTACCTACACAAGTTAAGTTACATATTAATGATGAGTTTGTAAGATTATTTAATGAAGTATCTGATAATCCTATTGTAGCAGAAGAGATAAGAAATAACTTTGTATCATATGCAACAGTAGTAAGAGACGGTCAATTTAAAGTATTAGATTATTTTAATGCTGTGAAGTATGTTAGTTATAAGATATTAGGATATAGTAATAAAGATAGTTATAAACTTACATTCCCAGAAAGATATCAAAATTTAGTAGCAGAGAATGTTTCAGATAAAGATATATCTTCTTATGTTGCTGCTTATAATAAAAATAAATTAGTTAATCTTATTCTGGATCAAACATTAATACCTGTTCATGTTTTAAATGCTAATATATATCAGCAAGCTATTAATGTTCAAGCTGATCTTATGTTGACAGCTAAGTCTGAGAAAGTAAAATGTGATGCAGCAAATAGTTTATTAACACATTTAAAAAGACCAGAAACAAAACAGATTGAATTACAAATTGGTACTAAAGATAGTAGTGATCTTAAAGATTTAAAAGAAACATTACGACAATTAGCTTCTGCACAGATGCAACAAATTAATAGTGGTAGTAGTGCTAAAGATGTAGCTAGACAATCTATTATTGATGTTACACCAAAAGAGATAAGTTAATATGATTAAACCAATAAGTGTTGATGAGTATTTAAATAATATTGATTATAGAGATTTAAATGATAATTATATTCCTTCAGAGTATGCACTTAAATATTTATCTTATATGAAATTGATTACTAAAGATAATCCAGAATCTCACCCTACTCCAATAATACATTTAAAGATGTTAGATGCAATTATACAATCTAAAGGATTGGATATAATTAATTTAGTATTTCGTGGTTCAGGTAAGACTTCATTGTTTTGTGAGTTCTTTTTACCTATCTTAGCTATAGAAGAAGAGTTACCAAACTTTGGAGAAGTAACAGGTGTATTGTCTATTAATGATACTATGGAGAATGGTGCTAAGTCTTTAAGAAAGAATATGGAATCACGTTATGATAAATCTCCATTCTTACAAGAGTGGTTACCTAAAGTTATATTTACTGATCCATACATAGAGTTTACTAATAAAAGAGGACATCAATTAGGTATTAATCTGTTTGGTGTTACAAGTAGTATTCGTGGTAAGAAGATGTTTGGTAAACGTCCACAGATTGCAATACTTGATGATTTGATTTCTGATAAGAACAGCCAGTCAACAACAATTATGCAAGATATAAATGATACAGTTTATAAAAGTCTTGAACCAGCATTAGATATGTCACAGAAAAAGATTATATGGAATGGTACTCCTTTTAATAAAGAAGATCCATTATATAAAGCAGCAGAATCTGGAGCATATTATGTTAATGTATTTCCTGTTTGTGAGAAGTTTCCTTGTGATAAACAAGACTTTAGGGGAGCATGGGAAGAAAGATTTAGTTATGAAGCACTATTAAAGACATATAATAAATTATCTTTAAATGGACAATCAGGAGCATTTCAACAAGAGATGATGTTAAGAATATCATCACCAGAAGATAGATTGATCCAAGATAATGAGATTCGTTGGTTCAGTAGAGTAGATTTGTTAAAGCAAAGATATAATTTTAATTTTTATATAACAACAGACTTTGCTACATCAGAAAAGAAAACAGCAGATTATAATGTTATATCTGTTTGGGCTTATAGTAATAATGGAGATTATTTCTGGGTAGATGGTATTTGTAAAAGACAAACTGTAGATGTTTCTATTGATCAGTTATTTGACTACTGTCAGGAATATAAGCCACAAACTGTAGGTATTGAGAGATCAGGACAACAAGGTGGATTTATATCTTGGATCGAAAAGGAACAAATGAGAAGAAATGTATTTTTTAATATAGCTAGACAAAAGGGTAAAACAGAATTAGGTATTTATCCTACAGGAGATAAATTAAGTAGATTTAATTTAGTAGTACCATTGTTTAGACAAGGTAAGATACATTTTCCTACTGAGTTAAAAGAAACAACTACTGTATCAGAATTTCTTAGTGAAATTAATTTAGCTACAATTAATGGATTAAAAGGTAAAGATGATTGTTTAGATACAATATCTATGTTACAAGAAATGAGTATGATTAAACCTTCATTAGAGAGTCATACTAGAAAAAGTGATAACACTAATAATGTTTATTTTGACAATAGTTTCGAAGAAGAATACAATCAAATAAATTCATACATAGTAGATTGATAATGTTAGCTAAAGACTTCTTAAAACAATTAGCTCTTACAAGATTAAAGAATACAGCAGCTGTAGATCTTAATCAAACTACTGGATTTAAAACAAATTTTATTGATCAAATAATTGTTTATACAAATGAAGCATTGACAAATATGTATTCAGAATATTATTTGTTAAAGAAATCTGTGTTGATAAAATTATTTCCTCCTTATACAGAATATTATTTACGCAAAGAATATGCTTTAACTGATCCAACAGTTGTTACAAATAAATATATACAAGATACTGTTCATGCTCCATTTTATCCTTATATAATAAAGATTGTTAATATCTATGATCCGTATGGGTGTGACTTATTAATCAATGATAGATTAAATTGTTTATCTGTTAATACTATTTCATTTGACTGTGTTCAGTTTAGTCATTTAAATATTGGAGATTATTTTTCTGTAGTTTATTTAGCTGACCATATTCCTTTATCTCTTGGTTCAATAAATACAGATATTATATCACTACCTCCTATTATGTATGAGATGTTAAAATATTTAATAGCAAGTAAGTACTATTTAGATCTAGGTAAAAATAGTGCAGAAGCACAAAACAATTTAATACAATACACTGAATTAGGTAATAAGATTATTCGTAATAATTTAATACCAGACTTTCAAGATAGTAATTATCATTTAGAACAAAAAGGATTTGTATAATGAGTTGGGAACGTACCAAAAGATTAGCATTAGTAGATAATGTAGCACAAGATACAATAGTTGATGATTATGAATTATATATTCGGGCAGATGCAAATAATGCTATTACAGTGTTATTAAAGATGAAACCTAATGATATTAGTGATACAGTATTTGGTGTTATTGCAGCTGAGATTCCTGCTGGACAATTATGGGTTGCTTCATCAAGATTAGTTCGTGGTGATTTACAAGTTACTGGTGGTAATGCTTATGCAGTATTACGTTATTGATATAGAGATAATATGTTTAAATTAGTTTTACAACCTGTATTAAGATCTGCTTTAAGTACTGTATTTGGTACTGTTATAGAAAATACTTCTCCTTTGTATTATTCTTTTAGTGATGGATTTTCTATAGGTTTTGAAGTTTTTGATAATAGCCCACCACCTGAAGAAGGTAATATTAGTTTTAGTAATGGATTCAGCGGAGGATTCACATAAATGACAGTTAAAGTAATTGCTACACTTAAAAGTGATATTGAAACATTTAAGACACTAGCAACAAATAATATTAATGATAATACAGTAGGAGCAGTATCTCCTGCTGATGTACGAGTACCTGTACAAAATGCTTTTGATAGTGTTGTTGATACTATTGATAGTGTTATTGATGTTAGTTGTCAGAAAGCAAATAACCTTTCAGATTTAGCTAGTGCTTCTACAGCAAGAACAAATTTAGGTTTAGCTATCGGTACAAATGTTCAAGCATATTCTAGTGTACTACAAGCAACTACTGCTTCATACACTACAGCATTAAATACAAAATTAGGTATTACACCTACATCAGATATTACTGGTATTACTGGAGCTGATGCTATTACTAATATCGTTTCTTTGACCCAAGCAGAATATGATGCTATTGTAACAAAAAATGCTACAACATTTTATATTATAGTAGGCTAATATGAAAATAGGTAATGGCACTATTTCAGCTTGTTATGTAGGTAACACACAGATAGATAAAATTTATTTAGGTGCTGAGATTGCCTATACAACATTAGTAACACCTATTACTATGGTCAATCCTGTAGATGTTTCTCAAACTTTTGCAACATATCATGTTGATAATGTAGCTAACACAGTTTATAACTATTCTAGTACGTTTACTGTAAATACAACTACTAATGAAATTACTCCAGTAACTGATCCACAATTTGGACCACCTGGTGGATTAGACGGATATCCTAAAGGTATGGTTGACGGAGTAATACCTGTAACATTTACAACCACAGGTACATTACCAGCACCATTACAAACTAATACAGAATATTATTTATCACCTACAACTACAGGTGTTTATAAAATTTACCCTAAAGCTACTGATGCTGATGCAGCATTGTTAGAAACTGCAATTACTGGTGAAAATATATTCCCTGCACAACATTATTTTCAAACACTTAATGCTATTGATATTACTACTTCTGGATCAGGTACACATACAGTTACACACGAACAAACATTGTCACATCTTGTAGATGTTAAAAATGGTTATAATATGATTTCTCCAAGTACGGCAAATAGGCACGCTTATATAATCCGTAGAGAAGATGGTGATGGAGATAAATACATATATACTGGTGGAGGGTTATCAAAAAATGATCTTTCTGGGTATTATAATATTTACGGTAAAACATTAAAAATGAATTTTAATAAAGCAGCTGCTAGATTAGAATGTGGATTAAAAAGATATGTTTGGTTGATGTTTGTTTGTAAAACACGAAAAATTAAAACTAGAAATGTTAAAAAACATAAAGTAAATTTTTCTGACTTTAATACATCAACGGGAGTAATTACTTTATCAGAACGAGATAGTGAAGAAAAAGGGGAACATAAATTTACTACTGGAGATAAAGTAAAATTTAAATTGATTAATAGTTCTGTGTTACCAACAATTTTTGATACAACAACAAATTACTTTGTACGACAAATATCTTCATTTACGTTTACATTACATAGTACATTAGCAGATGCTCAATCAAATTTACACGTTATAATACCAACTAACACAGGTAGTGGAAGTTATATGTTATATGCTCCTACACTTGTAGGACAATCTCAAGTATTTAATGATTACATTGAATGGATTGAACCAACTGGAGGAGGTAACACTTTAACTGTTAAAGATAATGCTACGTTTCAACCTTTAGGTAATGGTATTCTTACAGGCTCAACTTTTTCTATTTCTGGCTCAACTCAAGGAGAAATTTCAAATTTAGATGCTGAAGATTTTGATTTATTGAGATTATGGAGTCCTCCTGGTACAACATTACCTGCTCAATTAACAAATAAAGGTTTGTATTATGTTACTAAAAAACCTGGTTCAGCAGAAACTTGTAGACTACATTTAACAATGCAAGATGCAATAGATAGTCAGAATATTGCCACAAATAATGTAGCTTTTAAAGGTATTAAATTTACATCACAACCTACTGGATCAGTTTATTTTCACCATGATGATGGTAAATCTCGTATTATTGCTTCTCTTGAAGCAGGATCTCCTAATGGTAGTTCTGATACATTAGCAGAGATTCCTTATGATAGAAAACATATTATTTTTGTAGCTATTGATTATAACCCACCTGTAGGATCAAACTCTATTGCTTTTATTAAAGTTAATAGAGATCCAATAAATTCTGTTACATTAAATAGAGCTAAAGGTTTAACAAGAGCGTCCACAAATACTGATGCAAATGGATCTCCTTGGACATTCTTTAATTCAGCAAACGGTCATGTTCCTGTTGATATGGATTTGTATTCTTTATCTATGGGTTCTAGTAATACAACAGCATTAACAGAAACTGAAATTGAAAATATGATGAATTGGTATGCAGATAAATATACTATTTCAAGTTATTAAAATAAAGTACAGTAGGTAATAAAGATTATGAAATTAGGTATAAATAATATTGCAAAATATTATGTCGGTAGTAATCAAGTGGATAAAATATACAAAGGTGTGAACCAAGTTTATACAAAAGCACCTTTCTTAGCTAATGATTTTACTTATTGGTTTGATTTTAATTCTGGTTCAAATGTGTATGATGATTTTGCTTTTGATAGTTTATCTTATGCTCCGAATTTAGTTAATGGATATAGATTTTTTGAACAACCTGTAAAAGATTACCAACCATTTAAATTAGCTAGTGGAATTAATTTTGGTAATACTACTGATATAGCAGATAGGTTTATGGAATTATACCCTTTACCTGGATTTACAGAAAACAAGACTGGATTATTTTTTGCTTGTAATATTTTTACAAGTGGTAATGGTACATTACTGTCATTAAATACTTTTGAGATTCGTGGTGCTAGAGGTAAGTTTTCTATTAATGGATTAAAACCTCAAATATCTATGAGTCCTGGTGGAGTAGATGATGAAGCAATAGTTGTTATTAAACTTGCAACAAATGCTCTTGCTGCCGATACATGGTACACTTTAGGATTTTTAATTGATCGTGAAAATGATATAGCAAAAATATATGTTAATGGTAATGTTGTTGATACAAGTACAGTATCAGCACCTTATATATCTACTGATACATTTCCATTAAAACAAGCAATATTAGGAGCAGACGGTATTGAAGGAGCTTCTGGTTCAAAATTTGATGGTATATTATCTGAAATGGTTATTCAAGATTCACTTGAATTAGCATACATTACAAATCAATTAACTTACTTACAAAGCACAAGATTAGATATTCCAGATGCTCCAGTAATTACAGCAACTACTGCTAATAATAGTGCTGTTATATCTTTTACTGCTCCTAATTCTCATAACAGAGCTATTACAGATTATTCGTATCAATATAAATTAAATTCTAGTGGGACATGGTTAGATTTTACTGATAGTGTATCATCAACAGCTGGTATAACAATTACAGGGTTGACTAATGATGTATTGTATAACTTTAGAGTAAGAGCCACAAATGTTATCGGTACAGGTTTATGGTCTAATATTGCAGATACAACACCTACTGCTAATCCAGGACCTCCAGATGCTATTGATGATTTACAAGTAGTTTCTGGTTCAAGTAGTTTACTTGTTTTATGGACAGCACCTAATGTTAATGGTTATCCAATTACAACACATAAAGTTTATTATAGGATTGCTGGTTCAGGTAATGCTTATACATTGTTTGCTAATATTCCTACTGGTTCAGGGACATTACAAACATTAATTACAAGTCTTACAAATAATGTTTCTTATGAAGTGAATGTTACATCTGTTAATTCTCAAGGTGAAAGTGCAGAAGCTACACCAACTGTAGCAGAAACTCCAGTTACTGCAAGAAACTTACAAACTATTGCTGGATTAGAATCTTGTGTAATGGATATAGATGTAACAGTGTTAGCTTCTTATAATGGGACAGGTACTGTATTAAAGAACTTAGTGACATCTCCTGCTGATGGTTCAGAACAAACTGCTTATGATATGCAATTTGGTGATGGATCTCTTGCTACAACATTCCCTGTATTTAGTGGAATTGCTGGTACAGCAAGTGGTAAAATAATTTTTGATGGTGGTGATCATTTAACACTTGTTAGTACTAATACAACATTCTTGAATAGTATCCATAAAAGTTCTGGTGGATCAGCATTTACTATTGTAGCATTTTTTGAAGCTATTAAAGATGGTGCAAGTTCTCAAGTGCTATTTACTACAAAAAATGGCTCTAGTGAATTTGGTATAGACGGTTATGTAAGTAGCTCAGAGGTATTAAGAATGGGTCAACGAGGAGGTACAACTTTAGTTGCATCTCCTGCAACAGCAGCAACTGCTGTATTAAATACTCCTACTTATATAGGTTTTGGTAGTAATGCTAATGGTGGAACGAATACTTGTGCTTTCTGGAGTGATTCAGTTACACAGACTAATTCTACTTTAAATTATAATAGTACAACAAATGATGCTGCTCAAAAATTACATATGATGGGTCAAGGTAGTGGTACTGGTGCAGCAACAGGTAGGTTTGTAAACAATACAGTATTAAAAGCTGTAGCATTATTTAATACAAGATTATCTAATACACAAATGCAATTAGTTATAGACGAATATAATGATAGACATGGGAATATTTATTAAATGACAGAAGCTACAGAATTTTGGTACATTAAATGTAAAACAGATACTCTTAGATCTGTAAATGATAGTACACCTATAGTTAATAGTACTGTAGGTGATAATGTTTATCCTACAACATTAACTCAACGTCAAACTATTGAAGCTATTGGTACATTAGTTGCTAATAAAACTGTTGCTTTGTGTAGATCAGGAGATCTTGCTGAAGCATATAGTAGCACATTACCTCCACCAAAAAGTACAGTATTGAAAGTATCGGCTGCATTAAAAGATGCTTTATTACCTTATTTAGATGATGCAGAAGAAGCTACTGCTACATCAACAAGTATTATTAGTGGTACAGGTAATGGTACTCCGAACCAACAACATATGCACCCTTCATTATTTAATGTTTATATAGCAGGAGATAGTATTGATTATGGTGTAGGAATTAAAACACCTACATCAACAGAAATTTATACACTTAATTTTGATGGTATGGAGGAATTTCATTATTCAAGATTAGCTATGGAAGCTGTCGATACTAATGTAAGATCAGAATCTTATTTTAATTCTAAAGCACCAGTAAGTCCTGAAGGTGATGGATTATTTCTTGGTGATAAAATGGCAATACATAAAATTGCTGTTGGTGGTGCAAGTTATGCAAATACTGTAGGTACAGAAGATCAAGTTGATTTTATTCATGTATTTAATTTAAAATATAATCAAATTTATAAAACTATGAATTTAAATACAAATAGTGCTATTTTAATAGGATTTGGTACAAATGATACAGCGTATGATACATCATTAACTGCTCAAGAATTATTTGATATAGAGAAAGATGCTATATTAACATTTAAAGGAGATCACCCTAGTACAAAAATTATTGCAGTAACTGATATAAGAAGAACAGATGATAATACTTTGAACCAACGAATACATGATTTTAATCAAAAAAGAAGAGATCTTACAACAGGTTGTTTAAGTTATGGTGTAGATTATCTTTGTGATTTTGCTGATCCTAGTAAAACACACGCTAACTTTCACCCATTAACAGGCACAATTACTACTGGGGCTAATGGATTATTTGCTGATGGTGATGTGGTTCACCCTAGTAAGTTAGGACATTATTATTTAAGTAAACCTTTAATACCTATACTGAGTGATTTATTAGGTGTACAAAGTGTTACATTAAAACGAATACATATAACAAACAATATTGTAAGAGAACATAGTTCTATAGGTACAGTTGTTGGTACATTATTTAATTTTCAAAATGGTTCAACAGTATCTCTAGTTAATAATGCTGGTGGTAGATTTTCTTTATCTGGTAATAATATTTTAGTCAATGCTGATATAGATTTTAGTGAAGGATACAAACATGATATTACTATTAGAGAAACATTAGCTTCTGTTAGTAATAGTCCAAAAGATACTGTTATTAATATTTTAATTGGTAACCTTGCTCCTATATATCCAATATCAAGATTCCCATTAGATCCAGTTTTATCAGCTACAGCTGCTGGTAAACCTCAAATTACTGGTTCTCCATTTACTGGATCAACATTAACTGCAACAAATGGTACATGGTTTCACACTGTAGATTCTTACGCTGTACAGTGGAAAAGAGATGGTGTTAATTTTACAGGTACAACAACATATACATATTTATTGACTTCAACAGATGTAGGCTGTGAGTTTACATTTGAAGTTATAGCTACTAATTCAAATGGTTCAACTACAAATGTTTCATTAGGATTAATGATTGGACCTATATTAGATATACCTACTGTTAGTGGTGGAGATGTAAGTTTAGTATGGACATTATATAACGATACTGGTGTAACTAATTATATTATTGAATATAAATTAGCAGCTGCTGATGATTGGGTTGTATTTAATGATGGTGTATCTACAGTTAAATCAACTACAATAACTGGGCTTACAGCAGGTACATATAATTTTAGAGTTAAAGCTGTTAAAGGTAATAAAACGTCAACAGCATCAAATCTACAGAATGCAATAGTTATTTAGAGGTAAATTATGTCAGCACAACAATCTATATATGAAGTAGCATTGAAAGAATATAAAGTAGCAGAAGATATTGGTACAGAAAATAATCCTAGAATTGTTGAGTACCATTCTGTTACAACACTTAAAGCTAAAGATGATGAAACTTCATGGTGTAGTTCATTTGTGAACTGGTGTTGTAAACAAGTAAATATTAAAGGTACTGGTTCAGCAGCTGCAAGATCATGGTTAAATTGGGGTAAAGAAGTTAAAGTTCCTTATCTTGGTTGTATTGTTGTATTAAAACGTGGTAATTCAGAATGGCAAGGTCATGTTGGATTTTATGCTGGTAAACAACGAGATACACATATATTAGTATATGGTGGAAATCAGAAAAATAAAGTATGTTATCTTTGGTTAAAGAAAGATAACGTACTTGGTTATAGAGAGGTACAATGAGCGATAATGAGGAAATAGATGCGTTAGAAAAACGTATTGATTTACTAAATACTGAGCTACAGAGAACTAATCTGCTTGGTAATAAAAATCTACCAACTTTAGTTAAGAGTTTCTTTATATTTGTATTTTTCTTAATTATGAGCTTTTTGAAACCTGATTTAGTAATAAAGATTGTTGAAATTTTTATTCATTCATTTAGTTCAGTAAAGGCAATAGTAGGATAATGAAAGAGATTATATTAGGTTTATTAAGCATTGGTATGGTTTCATGCTACATAACATCAGCAGTTTATTGTGGTTTAAATCTTTGGTTCAATAGAGAAGTTATTGATCCAATAATTAAGAAAGCATTTGAATGTTATTTTATTGCTGTAATAGCAATGATTATATGTGGTAGTAATTCGATTGTTAATATGGATTATATGAAGATTCCTACTTGGCAAGCATTAGGTTGGGGAGTGATTCATATAACTATGCCTAGTGGTTTCTTTTTAATTAATGACTGGATCTGTAAATATTCTAGTGTTATGAAATGTGAAATGATTAGAGATAAATTTGTAAACGCTTTAAGATTAAAAACTGACTTATATGTTTATACAAGATCTTATTAAAAAATAATTATATATTTTTTATAGATTTACTATATGATTAATTAAAATTAAAAGATAGGTTCATAGAATGTTAAATCCTTATGCTAATGTTAATACATTATTAAATGATCAGTTTAATAAATCATACGAAGTTGTAAAAACTGTATATGATAATTTATCAATGCTAGAGTCTATTAACAATCGTATGAGTGTAGTTGCTGATATTACAACATTAAGAGCTTTTAATTCTAGTTATGATGGACAAGTAATATTTTTAGCTGGTACTAAGAATGTTGAATATAAAGTAGATTATACTGATGCAGCTACTCTTGATAATGGAAATACTGTTATTATTGGTGCTGATGGTAAACGATGGAAAAAAGTTTTAACTAAATTTACAGACATAGACACTTTTGAAAACAATGTTGGTTTTATACCTGAATTAAAAGGCACTGATGTAATTGGTACAGCTGTTTATACAAGAGCGTATGGTTCATATAGTAGAATAGGTAGTTTGCTTATAGGTGCATTAGTGTTAGATTGGGATTTTTTTACAGGAGATGGTGATACACAAATTCATGGATTACCATATGTAGCACAAGATTCTTCTAGTGATTTGAGATATGGTTGTAGTGTTGCTACTTATGATAGTTTGTCATTACCTCCTGGTAAAGTTTTAGGTGGGTATATTAAAGATAATGAAGATTTTATACGTCTTACTGCTGTAGATAATATAGCAACAGTTCATGTTCAAGGTTCAACTCAAGCAAGTGCTTCAGGTAAAATTTGGGTTTCATTTACATACCAAGTTTAAAAATAAAAAGGAATACAAATACAATGGTTGATGTAAAACAAAAATTTACAAATTGGAAACAAGAACCTTCTTTATTAGATTTAAAACAAGATTATAATAATTGTTTAAACAATCATAGACAATTTGTTGCTATGATCCAAAAGTGGGAAGATTTAAAGAATGTTGTAGGACAGTATAAACCTACTAAAAGACAAGGTAAATCTTCTCTTCAACCTAAGACTATTCAAAAACAATTTGAATGGAGATATCCTAGTTTAACTGAACCATTCTTAAATACACCTAATTTATTTAAAGCATTACCAATTACATTTGAAGATGTTAAAGGTGCAAGACAAAATGAATTAGTTTTAAATTGGCAATTCAATACAAAGATTAATAAGGTAAAATATTTTGATCAATTTGTAAGACGTAATGTTGATCAAGGTATATGTATTAAACAGGTTTGTTGGATCAGAGAAACAAAAGAAGTAGAAGTTGATGTACCTATTTATAGTTACACTGAAATTGAAGATGAAGAAGCATTTAATCAGATTCAAGAACTAATACAATTAAAAAAGATTAATCCTAATGAGTTTAGTAATGTTGATCCTTTGTTACAAGAAAGTGTAAAATACTTTGAGGAAAATAATATTATCACTCAAGTTGCTATTGTTGATTACACAAAAGAAAAACAAGAAAAAATTATTAAGAACCAACCTGATATAAAAATACATCACCCTAAGAATGTTTATTTTGATCCTTCTTGTGGAGGAGATTTTGAAAAGAGTAATTTTATAATTGTATCCTATGAAACATCGTTAGCAGAATTAAAGAAAAAAGGTATTTATCAAAACTTAGAAAGTATTAGTATTAGTAATGATGTCTTATCTGATACAGATCATAAATCAACAAATACAGATCAGAATTTTAATTTTAAAGATAAGAGTAGAAGTAGATTAGTTGCTTATGAGTATTGGGGTAATTACGATATTAATGATGATGGTTATTTAGTACCTATTGTTGCTACTTGGGTCGGAGAAACATTAATACGGTTAGAAGAAAATCCATATCCAGAAGGAATGAATCCTTTTGTTATTACACAATACAGACCAATTCTTGATTCTATTTACGGTGAATCAGATGCTGAGTTATTAGAGGATACACAGAAAACTATTGGTGCTTTAACAAGAGGTATTGTTGATACATTTGCTTCTGCATCAAATGGTCAAGTAGGTATTGCTCAAGGATTTATTGATGCACAAAATAAGTTAAGAAAGAACCAAGGATTAGATTATGAGTTTACTGCTAATAGTATTCCTCAACAAGCAATCTATGAACATAAGTTTCCTGAGGTAAGTCAGAGTACAATATTATTTTTACAACAACAGAACCAAGAAGCTGAATCATTAACTGGTAAAAGTTCTTTTAATCAAGGCATTAATGGTAATGCTTTAGGTGATGTAGCTGCTGGTATTAAAGGTACATTAAAAGCTACTACTGAAAGAGAATCTGCTATATTAAGAAGGTTGGTTCAAGGTACGATAGAAGTTGCTAGAAAGATTACTATTCTTAATGCTGTGTATTTATCAGAGAAAGAAGTTATCAGATTAACAAATGATTCTGAATTTGTAACAGTTAGAAGAGAAGATCTTGTTGGTGAATTTGATATTGATATTAAAATTGCTGTACCAGAGATTAATGAAAAGAAAGCTAATGATTTAGCATTTATGTTACAAACAATAGGACCTAGCTTATTACAAACTATTGGACCTGAAGCAGGTATAGAGTTTAATAAATTAATACTAGGTGAGATTGCTTATCTTAAACAAATGCCTGAATTAGAACAAAAGATTAAAGCATTTACATTACCACCTAAAGAACCAAGTCCAGAAGAACAACAAATGATGCAATTAGAACTTCAAATGAAACAATTAGAAGTAGCTAAGTTACAATCTGAAGTTGCTGTTAATGAAGCTAAGGTTAAAGAATTAAATGCTAAAGCTGATGCTGTAGCTATTGATAATGAAGAAACTTATACAGGTGTAAAACATAATAAAGAAGTTGCTAAACAACAAGCACAAGCTAAAGGTAATCAGAGTTTAGAGATTACTAAAGGATTAATGAATAAAGATGTTAATGGTAAAGACCTTGCTGCTGCAATACAATATAATGAAACTGTAGGTTAATATATGTTAGAAGAATTACAATTATCTTTAACAAAAAAAGAAAAAGATTTACAAATAGTAAATAGTTTAATATCATTAAAGAATAATAAAGATTATCAAACAATTTTTGATAATTATTTATTTAAAGATAAGATACTTGAAATAACATCTAAATTAAGATTTGGTTCAGAAATTGAGAATGGTATTTACTTAAAACAATTAGAATCATTAACTGAATTGAAATTGTTAATTAATGGTATAAGTACACAACGTGAAGAACTACAACAGGATATTATAGAGATTAGAGATATGATTACGAATTATATGTTTAATGATTCTAATGAATAAAAATAGGAAAAATTATGATTGATGAAGAAATTGAGAAAAAAGATATATTTGATAATAGTGAACCAGAAGCTATTGAATCAGATATAGCAGCAGAAGAAACTACAGAAACAATACCTGATGCAGTTGTTGAACCAGAAACTACTGATGATAATACTACAGAAGAAACAACAGAAGTAACTGAACCAGAAGTTGATGAATTTGATTATAAAACAGCATATAAAAATTTATTAAAATTTAAAGCTGATGGACAAGAAATTGAATTAAATGATGTTAATGAATTAGTTTCTTTGGCTCAAAAAGGTGTTAATTATACTCGTAAAACTAAAGAAATTTCTCAGTATAATAAATACATTAAAACTTTAAAAGATAATGAATTACTAGATGATGATAAGATTAACTTTTTAATAGATTTACATAAAGGCGATAAACAAGCTATCACTAAACATTTAAAAGAATTAAATGTAAATCCTGTAGAATTAGATACTGATTCTGAAACTACATATAAAAGTAAAAGTTATGTACCTGATGATGTTACAATACAAAAACAATCTTATGTAGAGAACTTGTATAGTGATCCAGATGGTAAAGCTGTTATTGATGATATAAATAATTGGGACGATGTTAGTATTAATTCTATTGCAGAGAATGTTGCTCAATTAGCAGATCTAACACAACATAAGAAATTAGGGTATTACGATATAATTACTAAAGAAATCCAAAGACAGGAACTTTTAGGTAATTTGGGTAATATTCCATACCTAGATGCTTATGCGTTTATTGGTAAACAACTTGCAGAGCAAGGTAAGTTAGGTAATGTAACTCCTAATCCTCAACCTCAAAAAGTTGTTGATGTAAAAAAAGCCGTAACTGATATAAAACTGAATCAAACAAATGTTCAGAAATTATCTCCTTTATCTGGTAAAGTAACCAGTAAACAAGAGTTAGATCCTGGATCAATGAATGATGAAGAATTTGTCAAATACATGAAAACTAAATATAAATTTTAAACATTTTAGATAAGGATACCTTTTATGGTAATGTCGTATAATGCACCTCCAGGATCAGCTTCTGATATTGGTAGTCAACTAACCACTTATGAGATTGCTCGTCAAGCAATCTATGATAACAAACATCTTATGGTTTTTTCTCAGTTGTCATCAACTATGGAAATGCCTAAGAATAAAGGTAAAACAATTAAAGTACGTCAATATTATCCATTACTTGATGCTCGTAACGTCAATGATGAAGGTCTTGATGCTACTGGAGCAAGTTATGCTAATGGTAACTTGATTGGTTCATCAAAAGATATTGGTGCTATTCCTGCTTTGATGCCTGTTCTTGATGAAGCTGGTGGACGTAAAAACCGAGTTGGTTTTACTCGTGCTGATATTCAAGGTACAATTAGTCAATATGGTTTCTTCTTTGAATATACTAATGACTCACTACAATTTGATTCTGATCCAGAATTGTTGATGCACATTACTCGTGAAGCAACAAATGCAGCTATGGAATTAGAAGAGCATTTGATTCAATTAGATTTGATTGATGGTGCTGGTGTTGAGTCTTATTGTGGTGGTGCTACATCTGTTGTTACTATGAGTGGTAACTTAGGACAATCAGCAGACGTTATATCAGTTGCTAAACTTCTTGAAGTTAATAAAATTCTTGATAAAAATCGTTTGTCAAAGAATACAACTATTATTACTGGTACTCGATTAGTAGATACTAAAACTGTTCAAGCTGCAAGATATGCGTATATTGCACATGATTTAGAAAATACAATTCGTGGATTAGTAGATCGTCACTCAAGACCAGCATTTATTGGTGTTGAACAATATGCTGCTGGTTCGGTTGTAGCTAATGGTGAGATTGGTGCAGTAGGTCCATTTAGATTTATTGTTGTTCATCAAATGCTTGCTTATCCAAACAGAGGTGCTTTAGTTGGTACTGGTGGTACAGCTAATGCTGGATATAAAGCTAGTGGTACACGTTATGACGTATTCCCAATTCTTATTGTTGGTGGAGATTCATTTGTTACTATTGGTTTCCAAGATAATGGTAAATCAAGTAAGTTTGTCCATATTCATAAAAAACCTGGTATGGAAACAGCTGATGTAAACAATCCTTATGGTCTAAAAGGATTCCATTCTATTCGTTGGTGGCATGGTACACTAATTAAACGTCCTGAATGGATTGCTGTAATACATACTCTTGCAGAAGATCTATAATTAAACTAATTATGAACCAAGGATTATTTCCTTGGTTCATAAAATATTAACATACTAATTTAATAGGTAAAAATATGACTGAAGAAGATACAATCGTTGATACTACACCAACTGTACAAGAACAGTTTGAAACAGCTAAACAATTAGCAAAACTATTTAAAATTAAACATTCTCCTAATATTTCTTTATCAACACTACAAGAAAAGATTACTGAGCATCTTAAAAATACTCAAGGTCTTGGATCAATAAAAGATAAAATTCAAGAACTTGATAATGAAGATTTAAGTAAATTAACTAACTTTCAAAAATTGAATAGATTAGTTCGAGTTATTGTTTATAATTTAGATTCATCAGAGTCTTATAAAAAAGGTGATATATTCACATTTAATAATGATTGGGGTACTGTTACAAAGTTTGTACCTTATGGTGATCAATGTGGTGAAGGATACCATATACCTAAAGTATTTTTACCAATGTTACAAAATAAGAAAATGGCATTATATGGTCATGTTAAAAAAGGTAATTTAGATACATCTGAAAGACGACAAGCACCAAAATATAATGTTGTAATTTGTGAACCATTAACACCACAGCAATTACATGAGCTAGCACAAAGACAAATAGCTACTAGAGCTATTGATAACATTGAGGATTAAACTATGACTGCTATTGTTGCATCAACTATTACTACTATAACGAATCCTGTTAGTAATCCTATCACAATTACTAATGCTGCATTGACAACTAAGATACCTGATTCTACAGGTATATTTGATGAGTTAATGACATCTGTCAGAGAACATCTTGAAACACAGTATGACAAGGATAGGATTACTGGAGAAGAGTTTGGTAAGTTATATGTTAGTGCAATGGGTCAAGCAATGCAAACAGCAGTTTCTTTTTTATTAGGAAGAGAAACTGCTAACTTACAAAATCTGTTATTAAAAGAACAGATTTATACAGCACAGTTAGAAAATGGTCGTAAAATTGAAGAAGTCTTAACACAACAAAAACAACAACAATTAATTGATGCTCAAATTGTTGGTATGGATAAAGATAATGATTTAAAAGATAAAGAGCTTCTTATTAAAATCCAACAAGAAAATTTTATTGAGGAACAAACAAATAATCTTGTAAAAGATTTAGCTCTTAAAGATAAAAACATATTATTGATCCAAGAACAAATTGATACAGCAGTAGCACAACAAACATTGATTAATAAAGATGTAGATATAAGAGATAAACAATTAGATTTATACGATGAACAAATAGATTCTGAAAGAGCTAAGACTAAAAATACATTAGCTGGTGGGGGTACTATTGCTGGTACAATAGCGATTGATAAAGAAATTAAACAAGCTCAAAAAGCAGTATATGAGCAACAATCTGCATCATTTGTTTTAGATGGTAAATATAAAACTGCACAGTTATATTCTTCTGCACATATTGCATTTAAAGCACAAGATGAAGGATTAGCTGCAATTACACAATTTGAAAATACAACAGTTAATAATGTCATGGCTGCATTAAAAACAGCATCAGGATTATAATGTGGGTTGGAATCCTTTTAAGAAATGGTTTGGTACTAAAAAGACTACTGTAGTATCTTCTACGATTTACAGTATGGCAGGAGGATATGAAGATAAAGAAAATATAATTGCTGCTTTAATTCTTAATAATGTTTTAAAGAATACAAATAACATAGCAGAAGATATTACAAACTCAGTTTTATATGGTCCTCATTATGATACTAAAAACTATTTAAATTGGTGTAATAGAACTAATTATAAAGGTAATTTAATTACTAATGTATTTAGACAAATACCTATTGAAAGTGATGTTGTTGAACCATTTTTAGATGCTCCAAGTGGTAAGATTGTCAATGTAATGAAAACTTATATTGATACAGCTGATATAACATTATTTGCTGATGAGTGGTTAGTTAACAATGATCCAGCAAGAAGATTTACTAATTGGGTAGCAGAATTTTTTACAACTACATCTATAAAAATTACATTTGAAGATTTATCAACACAAATTGTATCACTACCTATTACTTATGATAGAGAAAATAATTATTTAGTTTGTTATTATAAAGTTTATGATCCAGGAACAGAAGATCCTTTAATAGAAGGTGGTATTGTAACTGATCCAGTATTACCAGATACTACAGATTATACGTTAGTATCAGGTATTGATGATACACCAGTTAATGTTAGTTTAAATACAACAGTAACTGTATTAAGAGAATTTAGTAATTCTGATCCAGATATAACGACAAGTAGTACAACTTCTCATACAGAAGTGTTTACAGGTAATGAAACAATTAAAAATAAAATAGAGTATCTAGGATTAACAACAGAGACAACAACTTCATATATTGAGCATACTTACACACAAAATACTATTTATGTTATTGAAGAAAATGTTGATGTAGATGTAGATATTATTGATCATGGTTCATATACAGAAACTGTAACAACTACTACTACAACAGAGATATTAACTGAAACTTATGAAACAAAATTTGATGAACAAACATTCTATGATAATGTATTTATATCAGAGAATGTATTTATTTATCTTATTGGTTCAGGAGAAACTGAATTAGATGCGTTAATGGATACTGTAGATCCTGGTTCAGAATTCTATCCTATCATGCCTTTAAGAATTAATAATGTTAGTATTAAAGATTTACCAGATACAACAATTTATGATCAAGTTAAAAAAGCATATAAGAAACTTACTAGAGATGCAGAAATAGATGAGTTATTAACTCAAATAGAAGATAATCCACAAATAGGAGATATCGACTATTGTTTTATACATTCTGGTATTCCATTAAATACAACATCAAAATATGAATTAAGATATGTTTATGAATTTTTAAAAGGTTTAATTTCATATCAAAATTTTAATGAAACAGATTATACATCATGGAGTAATTCCATGAATAGTAGTATTGATTTTAATGATTTTTATGCTTTATGGGTAACTGCTCAAAGTAATCCAAGTGATATTTTATATGGCACTCCTAGACCACATAATCCACCTTTAACAAATAAAACACAAACACAAGTAACTACTCCAGTTATAAATAAACTTATATTAAAGACAGATAATACTCTCACAGATAATTTTTATATACAGTTATCTTGGTTCAATATATCTGAAACACTTTATACAGGAATAGGTAGAACAGGTGCTAAACGTGGAGATTTATGGTGGGTAGATACTGATGCTGCTGCTCAAGCAGATTGGTGGTCTGTATATTTAGCAGGATTTACAGATACAACAACATCTGCTCCTGTGGGATTTAATAATATAAGTTCATATTTATATTATCAAGTTGATGAAGATAATTATAAAGTTTTAAAAGTTACAGGATTAGAACATAGAAATTATGTTTATGATGGTAAATATACAAGTGTAAATAGTAAACAAGCATTACTTGATCCAGAGAAAAGTGATTTAATTATTCCTTTACATGAACCAACATTAAAATTATTACCTGGTTCTTATAGAAATGAAGTTGTTGTTAGATCACATAATTTAGTGTTTAACAGTTATCAAATTGTTAAACGTATGTGGTATCAAAGAGCTGCATTTAAAATACTTGTTATTTATATAATGGTTAGTATTTTAGTTATTATTACTATTGTTACAGTTGGTATTGGTTCAGGTCCTGCTGGAGCAACAGCTGCTGCTATTGTTGCAGCATTAGGTGTAGTAGGTACTACAGCATTAGTATTAACTTTAATTTTACAAATAACTATATCAATTCTTGCAGCAATGATATTAAAAATTATATTAGAACAATTTTTTAAATTATTCTTTGATGATGAACTTGCAGCATTATTAGCAACTATTTCAACAATAGTAATTACAATAGGTATTTCAGCAGGTTGGGAAGGTGTATCATTTACAGAAACAGCAACTTCTATATTATCTGATCCATTAACATTATTAGCTTTAACAGTTAATGTAGCTGATGCTACTATGACTTATGTTAATACAACTAATCAGAATAAGATGATCTCTAGTACCGAAAATGCTAAAAGATTATTTGATGAAAATAAAAAAATTATTGAAAAAAATACAGAATTGTTTAATCTTGAACCAAAGATAGATAATACAGAAGAAATAATATTAGACACATTAGTTTTTCCAGAAAAGAGAACTGATTTCTTAACAAGATCTTTAATTACTGGTTCATCTGTTAGACAATTAACGCTATCTATGGTATATGACTTTGTAGATTATTCAAAAACTGTAGGTAAACTATAACTTAACATAAAGGTGATTCTAAATGAATGGAAATACAAGCGGGTTTTTTGATTTTCTTCCTAATATTTTTGGTTCAAGTAGTAACAGCGGATCTTCAATGTCTATGCCAAGAACCCAATACGATACTTTATTAAGATCTAATGAGTACATAGATTTTGAAAATCCTAATGCTGGTGGTGGATCTGGTATATCTAGTTTTAGTAGATTAGGTACTAATGGTAGTATGGATATTGGTACTCAAAATAATGCACCTTCTGACTTAGCTGGTATAGCACAATTAATTCAAGGTTTATCAGGTTTATATACTGGGTTTGTAGGTAATCAACAAGCTCGTAGATCATTGAATTTTACTAAAGATGCTTTTAATAGACAAAATGCTCAAAATATAAAAACATATAATAATTACTTAGAAGATAGAACAAGATCAAGATTTGGTATTGAAGGTAAATCTCAAGCTGAAGCTGATGCTTTTATTAAAAAACAAAGTTTATAAGGATTACCATTATGGTAAAAAATACTCTTCAACAAGTAGCAATTCCTAATCTGTCTGGTTATTTACAACAAATGACTGAAGCTAATAAAGCTATTACAGAAAGTTTTGGTAACTTTGGTATAGCAGCAGAACGCTATCAAACAAGACAAAGTGATGCTTATAACAATCCTTTGATTGATAGATTAAACAGAGCTGCTACTCAACAAGAGTTTAATCAAGTAAGTGATTCTATTGATCCAACACGTGCTAATCCTTTATTGCGTAAAGCACAAACAACTGGTATTCAAAAATATCAGAATTTAAATAATAAAATTCAACAACAACAATTATCTAATCAATTTGATCCAACTGATTTAACTCAATCATCTGTTGTAAAAAATTTATATGATAAAGAAACTGATCCAACCAAAAAATTACAATTAGGTGCTTTATATAGTAAATTTGTTAATAACCAACAAAACTTTACTAACACAAAACGTAATTTACAGTTTGCTAGTGATCTTACTAAAGATGAAAATGATGGTATAGTAGATACTCCTTTAGATAGTGCAACTACACCAGAACAATTACAATTAATTAGTGCTGCTCACACAACCGCAAATAAAAATAATGAAGCAAGAGTATTAGCAAATATTGGTACAATGGGTACACCTAGTATTCTTAATTCTGGATCATCAGTTATACAAAATAATAATACTGGTTCTGTGGATTACAATTCAATTTATAATCCAAATGATCCAGCTACAACAGATAAAGCATTATCAGTTTTAAATGCTGGTGAAAATGGTATGGGTACAATTCCTGATAGAAAAGGAAGTCAGTTTCAAGGAAATTGGCAATTAGGTAATGATGTTGTAGCAGATGGTGCTAAAGCATTAGGAGTTACTCCAGAACAAATACGAGCAGATTCTAATTTACAAAAACAAGTAGCTACATTTAATAATAATCGAAATACAAATATATACAAAAAAACTTTTGGTACTGAACCAACAGTAAAACAAATAACTGTGTTATCTCAACAAGGTGGAGCAGGAGGAAGTGAATTATATAAACCAGAAAATGCAGACGAACCAGCATATATTGTTTTAAGTAAATTTTCTAATATAGAAAAAGCTAAAGAAAAAGTATTAGCTAATGGTGGTAGTTTAGATATGACTGCTAAACAATTTACAGATCATATTGAAAACTATTATGTATCAAAAGATCAACAATATAATGGTAAAACTAATACTCAAACTAAAATTGTTGGTGACACAAGAACTACAAGTACACCTAAAATTATACAAGCTATTACACAAAATGCTAATCAACAAGTACAACAAAAATTTGGTCCTAGATTAGCTGCTTTAAATTCAGTACCTGTAACTCCAAAAACAGTTGCTGAAATTCAAAAACAGATTATTGAATCTCGTAATTTTGAACGTCAAGCTATTGCTGAACAGGTATTTAAAATAGCTACTACTCCTAAAGC